CACCAAACGAATAACGCTCACGCGCTTTATAGCGCACGTTACCTGTATCGAAGTCACCATCCATAGATGTTGTCATCGCGGTACGCTCAAAATGCTTCATGCCATTCGGAATATCAGTAGTGATAAAGAACGCATCTGCATCAGTCAGATAATGGTTAACCGTATAACCGCCCGGAATAGAACCGTTTGAGTTAAGTGCGTTAATGTCATTATCGGCTGTACCCACACGATTTACAGTTTCCAGCAAGCGTGTTGCCACAAACATAAGACCTGTAGGGATAATGAGCTTACGTGGGCGCGCAGCGATAAGAAGACCACGTTCATCAACGTAGGCTGCAATATCAATTACTGCTTGCTCAAGCGAGGTTTCATTCAGGTCAGCAGCTACCGCAGGACGGTTGCCGTTTGTAGCACCCGATACTGTGGGGTGTGCAGTGTTGAACAGTGTGACGCCATCACCTGAGTTAAAGGTGGCGAAGCCTGTGTTCAGCAAATCCGCTGCCTTAACCTGCTTGGTATAAGCCATAGCGCGAGCTAGTGCTTTGGTATAGCGGGTGGACAGTGAATCATACAGGTTATCTTCCATCGCTTCTTCAGTGATAGAGAAACCCATAGCCACAGTTTCATGGTTGTAACGAGCAGTAAATGATTCCTGCGCGTTATCATACGAGATAGCAGCACCTTCGTTTTTGACGGGTGCAGCGCCAAAACCTGAAAGTTTTACTTCCTCTTCAAAACTACGCTCCGAAGACTCGGTTTCGTAGATGGCTTCATGTTCGTTTTCGTACTTGCCGTACTCTAAACCAAACAGGGCGTTAAGGCCCGGAAGAAGCTCTTTTAGCGCCTGTGCGCGAGAAATAGCCATTGATTATCTCCTTACAGGCCAAGACCAGCGGTGTACGCATGTGACGAAGGATTGAACTTAACAATCACATCGGTAAATGCGTCACCCACGGTTGATCCGGGTGCGTTAACAAAATCTACGAGTTTAAAAGCAATCGTAGCGGTGGTGTTGGCGGTAGCCACATCCAGAGAGATTCTGGAATTGCCATTAGCTGTGTCTGGCGCAGTCTGATTAACAGCAAAGTTACTGTGCATCAGGGTTTGCGCTACGGCAGCGTCAGCTTGGATTTGGAACAACGCGTTAGGGTCATCACAAATATAAGCCTGAGCATCGGCAGCAACTTGACCTGCAGGCCACTGATTATTCTGGGTAAACCCGCGAATCGCATCAGTGTATGAACAGCCAAGGAAGATGCCGACAGTCCCAGCAGGAAATGCGGCGGCGTTTGTGCCAACCTCAGTGACCTTTGTGATGGTGCCATTTGCGGCTACCTGCACAATGTCGCCGTTGGCGATAGCGGTATTGTACCCAGAAGTAATCGGTAACTGACGAGTTGATCCTGCAAAGGAACGACCCCCAATAGCGTTAATCGGGCGCAAACCGTATGGAGTAGATGTAAGAGCCATTTAAGCCTCTCCTCTATTACGATTTTATTTACAGCAAGCGCCAGAAGGCTACTTACCAAATGAGGTACGAGTAGACCGTTCAGAAGGCATTACGGGCATACGGGGGTCGGATTCCCGCATGAAATTCCTATCTACGGCGTCGGACTGATGTTGTGCAGTCTCCAACTGACCGTATTCTCGGTCTTCTTGCAATTCTTTAGGTATTGCACAGAGCAATAACCCGCCGACTTCAATATTGTCCTTAAAGCGTGAGTCAATATCGGACATAATCTGCAATTCAGGGTAGTCTTCTGCTTTCACAGCTACGTACCCATCTCGGAACCTTTGCGAAACATTGGTCATGTCACCTGTACCCAAGGTAGATGTGCGAATCCAGCGGAACGCAAGTCCGTCACGCGGTTCGGGGGTAGGTAGCATAGAGGATCGTTTCCACGGTTTTCTGCGTTCACCTGTTTCACGAGTGTTCAAAGAGCGGGGTTTGCGATCAGCCATTGTTCAGTTCCTTCAGTTTTTGCGCCGCGTAGTCTTTTAATGATACTCCAAGTCGCTTGGCGATAGCGGCCTCAGAGGAGGTCAGTTTAACCGTGTTGCGTGATGTAGCAGTATTTCTACCACTCGGGGCCACCACGGAGCCAGCCTGACGTTGCGGTTTTCTGTCCTCTTCAACATCGTCAAACCTATCTGGATAACGCTGCCTCATGGCAACATCAATTCGACTATAGTATGTATCGGAAGAAGAATCAACTCCTTCTTCTACTAGCTCCTGATGCACAAGCATAGCATATCGCTCCATAGCCTTATCCTCAGTAAACCAAGGATTACGGGATACCCATTCTTGCGCCTTTTTATCAGGTTCAGGTGCGCGAGGTCTAGGCGCAGGAGCAGGTTGTTCAGGCGCTTCGGCAGAACGAGGCTTCCAGTTTTCAATGCGATCAGCTTCGGTCTGTAATTTGACCATAGCTGACTGCGCTTCAATAACCGCGTCAGAATCACCCGCATCATACGCCTGTTTATAAGCTGCCTTTGCCTGCGAAAGCTCAGACTCATTACGTGCTTTTGCCTGTGTAATGAGAACCCCCTCACCCTCAGACAAGTTTTTACGTAGTTTATCAGCTTCACTCTTAGCATTTTGTGCGTACTGCACGGCAGCTTCGCGTTCACGTTCTGCTTCTTCTTTGCGTCTACGCTCTTCGTGAAACTCAAACTTTAGTTTTTTAATCCGTTTTTGTACGGACTCACTATGTTTTTCAAGGTCATCATCTTCAGGAATATCAGCTTCTTCGCCTTTGGCTCGGCGTGGTCGGCCTTTGTCCTCTTCAGGAGTATCATCTTCAACCTCTACAACAATGTCTTCGGATGAATCCATGTTGACTTCTACGGTGCCCGTATCTTCTACGGCTTGCTCTGCGCCACTCATGCTCTGCTATACCCCCGTGGGTCTTCTACCACTGCTTCTACAGTGTCATCGTTGATAATACGAAACTCTTTACCCATCACCTTAAATCTAGTGCCTGAATAAGAACGAAAGATTACAAAATCTCCCTCCTCACAGTAAGGTCCACTGGGGAACCGTTCTTTGTCTGTGTAAGCCTCGGGTCCGGTTTTTATAACAAACCCAATGATAGATGCTGTCTCTTCCATAGATTTAAGAGCATCGGGCATAATAACACCGCCTTCTGTCTTTCCGTCTAATTCTGGGACTGCAATTAAGACTTTAAAGCCTTTGGGTTCGGGAAGTTTAGCTTGCAGTTCGCTATCTTCTACTTTGTTGGCCGCGTACATTTTAGTCTCCTAGCAGTGATTAAAGGCTCACAGCGCCCTAGCGTGGATTATCCACGTATTTTTTTTCATACAACTAAAAGTTCTATGTATCAATATACCGTTGTTCAACTTCTTTAATTTCTGTAGCTATGTTGCCCAACGCCTCGTACTCACCTACAAACTTCCAGTATTCCCTATCATTTGTAGCGCCACCACCTGCTAGATGGTGACGTATTGCGCTGCGTTGTTCCTCTACACGGTTCAGCACCGTTAGGAATATGCTCTGCTCCACGTATTAGTCCCTATCGTTTATATCTCTAGCTGCTTCCATAGCTAGTTTAATAGCTTCAGTATCTTCTTTTGTCTGCAACTCAGCTACTTTTAATTGTATATCAGCCGCTGCTTTAGCATTGTCAGCTTCCATACGACCCTCTTGAAGACCAACATTCGCCCGTTTATTCTCCATATCAAGCTGTAGCTTGGCCTGATCCATCTGCATCTTGTGCTGCAGTTCCTGCTCTTTAATAGCCATCTCACGCTGCTGTAGCTGTGTCAGAGGGTCCGCCTGTTGTTTGGCGTTCTCTTCAGCGGCTACCTCGGCCTGATCCTTCTTGAGTAGCTGTCCTGCCGCCTGTGCGACCACCTTAGACAGTTCAAGTTCTACAGACTCTGGTAGTGGCTCATCCTGATTAGGTAGCTCTGTGCCTAGCTGTGCTTCGATCTCTTTGCGATACTGTAGTGCTATGTGCTCTGTGACGTGAGACTGCATAGCGGCTTGTATGGCCCCTGCAAACGGTGACTGACCCACAATCTGTTGTATCTTGGGGTCTTGTAGCGCCGCCATGTGGGTCATAATATGTGCTTCGTGATCCTGATACGAGAACGCTTTTACAGGCTCTTGCTTCATTATCGACATATTCTCAGACACAGGATCAGCAGGTTTGATATCATCAGGCAGTTTTATAATGTCTTCTGCGTCTGGAATACCCAGAACCTCAAGCATTTGACGGTGTAGTTTACCTAGATCATACAACTGTGGTGCCTGCTGCGACATTTGTAAGGCTGCTTGGTACTGCATAATACGCTGCGCCATAGTAGCGGCGTTAGGGTCAGACACGGGTACTACGTCTACACGTCCATCAAAGTCGGCTGCACGATCTGCAGGCTCGTCCATCTCATACGCGTACTCAGACGGCATATAATCATGCACGATACGTGCTAGGATACGTAGTTCTTCCTTCATAGCTGCATGTAGACGCGCTTGTACGCCCGACATGACCTTCATAGACCGTTCCATAAGCGCCAATGTAGTGCCCACAGGAGCCTGTGCGTTCATATCTCCTACCTGCATGTCCCCTACAGAGCCAATGCGCCGTCCTTCCTCAACCACGTTGTTTAAGAGGGTATACAACACCTGTGACGGCTCTTTATACGGTAGGAAGGTAATAGAATCCTTGATTGCCCCGCCCGGAACGTCAACATCCCTAAATTCTCCGGGCATCAGAGGTGTATTATCCCCTTTGATCCGCATACCACGGGATTTTAACCCTGCTGGTAGGTTAGATAGTGTCCCAGCGTCGATAAGCTGCCGCATAATGGACGTAGCGGACTTTGCCAGCCCACCTATGGTGTGAATTAAGCCTGTCCCATAAAATCCCATCCCCGGCAGGTATGGATAATGTACAAAATGACTACGTTTCCGCCTCTTTTTGTCTTCTTCGTACCAATTTCTACGAATTGCTAGGATTGTACGTGAAGATTTATCCATAGTAATTACAAACGGAAGTGCCAGACCGTCAGGATCATCAAATGGCTCGGGTAGTATAATATCTACGTGCATTTCTAGCAGTGTGTGGCGTGGGTCATCGCTATAAACAGGCTCTGTCCCGTCCATTTCGTTGTATTTTTCTTCAATGTCGGTAATATCACGCGTTGGTTCCGGTAATTCTACGTCTGCGTAGAACCCATTTACCTGTAATGCGCGAATTTCTTCGTAAGTTTTCTTCATAACGTGCGTATAGCGAGGGCAAGTACGCAAATTAGACGCGCCATAGGACGCTACAAAGTCTTCGGCAGGTACAAATACAGATACAGGACGCTCTAAGATCGGATCGTAGTAAATTTTCTTAAATGCAGAGCCGGCCAACGGAAGTTTGAACAGCATCTGCTCCATTTCGTTCCGATAGTCGGGCATTTCTTCCGTTATAAGGTAATTAAGTTCTGTCTCTACACGTTGAGATTGTTTAAATTTCTCAGGTGTCATCTTACCAACGATTTTTGACTTAACAGGACCGGATGCAGGCATAAGTTCACTCATAGCCTGCGCTTGGAACCGTACTACAGCCTCGGTGAGCATAGGATGGTACACCCCAGAGGCTCCCTGCCAAGGTTGTGCGCGATCCTCAATCTTC